GACAGTCCTCCCAGCGCTGCCCTATACCTAGGAAGCCTGCCGCAGGATGGGTGCAGCACCAGACGGAGAAGACACGCGTGCCGACCATAGAGGAGAGGTGCATATTCGCGCTGTCCATCGAGATCATAGCGTCCATCGAAGCGATGAGGATGAGCTCGTCCGAGAGGTCAAGCTTCCCAGCGACAGAGTGGATATGAGGGCGGTTCGTAGCCCACTGCTCTATCTGCGCTTGTTTGCGAGCCAGTACGTCTTCACGGCTTTCTGTAGGGGTTACATCTTTTATATTGTCAAAAGTGTCCCCGCCATCAATGTCCGTGTACATATTCCCAAGTTCGTCAGGAAAGGCTTCTCTCAAAGTCTGAACAAGGGCTGTTTTTCTAATCATAGTAGCTGGCATTGATTTCCAAGTGCTCCGTGGATTGCCATTTCTGTCTGTTTTGACATACTCATTAAAGTCAACTGTGACCTTATATCTGTGTGAACGGTCTTTACGATAGACAATGGCCCAACCACCTATTAGAATGTCCTCAGGTAATTTAAGAGAGCCCTCAATCTCTATCATTTCGCCATTTCTCATGACAGTAATTCCAGCCTCAAAACCATCATATCCCTCACAACGTTCAGCACGTTTCATAAATGCCTCTTTTGAGACAATCAAGCTGAACTCTGTGCCGCTATTGTTTTGATAGGCTACAATGTAGACCTCGTTAGCAAATGGGTTAAGATTGCGACCTTTACACAAGGCTAGGGCCTGACCTACTTGTTTTTCAGTCAGTAGGTTTTGTGGGTCAAAATACTTTTTGATGTCTGCCCCAGTCAGTAGACTTGGGTCAGTTGTGATGTCACGTTTTGTCTGTGTTGATAATTGATTATTAGTCATTTTGATTTCTCCTATGTATTCATGTCAATTCTGCGTCTAGACTTACTGTTTAAGTCATCTAATTCATTTTTGTAATCTTGAATAAGTTGCAAATTCCGGTCTATGAAGCGTTCTACAACTTGACCTAGAAGTTCTTGTGTTGTCACGCCTCTCAATTCAGCAAGAAGTCTGATATATTCTTTTTGCTTTTCAGAGATCTCTGCTCTTATGAACGACTTTCCTTTATTGGTTATCTGCGTCATTTTCTTCTCCTCAAACCGTATAAAGCTCTTCGCCTGTTTCGTCGTCGCAAATTCCCAGACCACCAAAATCTCTGTACTACTTGGCTTGCTCGTTCCAATAATTCACATTTTGATAGTATGTTGATTCTGATATTTGTTCGTAACTCATCTTCTTCTCCTTTTTTGTTTCAAATTCCAGTTCTCGCACTTCAAGCGCTTATTTTCACGTTCCAAGGCAACGATAGTATCTTGCTGCTCGTTGATTATCTGGCCTAGTTCATGGCCAAGGTGGATATAATCCGACCGCCAGCGGGCAATTTCTGTATGTAGATCCTCTGTCATGCTTTGTCACCTAATCCACAAAGCTAACGTGACAATGCGGACAGCTTGTATTCCATCCCGTAGTCTTAGATTGTCTATCATAGCCTTTCGTCCCGCTGTTCGGATTGTTATCGTAAATTGAGTTGTGACAACGCCAACAAATCCCATCTATTGGTTCAAACATTACTATACCTCCTAGATTGCGTATTTTCTGAGCAGTTCACGAACTAGGTTTATATACAGCTTACGGTCAGCTAAGCCGATATCTAACAGCTGCTCTTTCTCTCCGGAACTGGCCAACTGCCAGATCATAGTTTCACGTTGTCTCCAATCTTTCATAGGTCTAGTCCTCACTTTTTAATTTAGTCAATAGGTTAGTAGCTTCATCTAGCGATTTACCGTCTAGGACATCTTTCAAAATGTGGCTAAATTCATGCATAGCTTCAGCCTTAATTTTCCCCTTTTTGTTCACTGGTAAAATGCCTATATCTTGTGCCAGTAAGTACGCCAAGCTAGAGTCGTGTAATTCTTTTTGTAGTTGCTTCACTCTTTTTAGAATCTTAATTTCTTTGAAAATGTTTGTCATGATTTTTCTCCTGTGGATAACTTTTTTAGAAATCCCTATATATTATTTATTAAATTATTATTAGTTTGTTGTTGGTTAGTCTTTATTTTTCATTAGTGGCGCAAGCCTTAGATTATTATTAAATTAGTTATTATTATTTATTAGTTATTATTAGTGTCGGATTCTTCAACTTTTGAACTTTTCAACTTTGTAAAATTCAACTTTTGAACTTTTCAACTTTGTAAAACCCGTAAGTTGTAAAATCAATCTTCGCCCTCTCCTGTGGATAACTCTTTTTCAAGGCTACTTGTCCAGTATTCCCAGAAATCATCTGTGATAGGTACGTCTTGGACAAGAGGATAGTTTTGAATCCCTTTACCTCGTCCAAAGCTTTTTCGATAGATTCGGATATAACCCGCATCTTTCAGCTCTTCAAAGGCTGTCCTGTGAGAGTCCCGGCCGTTCTTTGATCGTTTTGAAAGCTCGTCAATGTAAGGACGCCATGTGTCCTTGTTAGACATCAGTACTAATAGCAACCCCTTAGCTTGCAAACTAAGTTCGGAGTTCTGAGCTGAATGGTTGTTCATTTGAGTGTAGTTCTCGTGCGTATTCCTGATTATATACTGCATAGCTCATACTATTTCTCCTTTTCAGCTAATAACTCTTGGTAGAGCTTCACTAGTTTTTCTAATCGGACACACTCCTCAATAGCTACTTTATATTGCCGTCTGAGAGCCGTCACCTCGTTATTGATTTCCAGAGCTAGCTTTTTCCAGCGCTTTGCTTCATCTGGAAGAGTAACAGTCTCTGGCTCGTCTGTTGTAAAGTAGTTCTTAATTTTATTAATAAGTTTCATAAACTATGCTCCTTTTATTTGATTTTCATAGAACAGATGACCAATCTCATAAAACAAGTGTCCTTCTGGAATCACAACACCCGTCATATCATGGTTGGTCTCTCCATTCAGAAAATGGTTGGTAATGATTGGTTTCCATTCCTTTTTGATCTGTTTCATGGTATAATTACCTCGTAAATTCTTTTACAGAGCGCCTCAATGGAACGGCCATTCCTGAGGTGCTTTTTGTTATAATTGACTTATCCTATCAGAAAGGAGGATAAGTCATGAGTTTCAATCAAACTCTCGCTGATAAAATTCTTGAGTTTGCTGCACTTGAGCCAACTATCCCAGTAGGTACAGGGCACAACTTCCACGCTCCAGAGTTTGAGGAAGATGATTTCAAAGATACCGCCAAGCAACTGATTTCATCTGGTCAAATCACTGGTCTACTCAAAGAAGATTTTAGCGGTCTATTCATTGAGTTCAGACAGTAATGTTTGAACCCCTACAACTGCCATCATCTCATCTACATCAATAACATCTGGTGTAAATGTGATGGTGGCTTTTGGTTTTTCTCCAGGGGGCATTTCTAGTCTGAAATCAGTAACGCCTCGCCCGAGTTCCCAGTCATTTACTTTCACTGAGTAACCTGATGAGTTGAGGCATTGCCCCTCAGATGGTTCATACTTGGGCTTTATAGTTAGTTTTAATTGTTCCATACCCACTCCTTATCTAATAATCATGATGATATAGTTTGTATTCAAGATGTAGCTCTTTCCGTCTTCAATGATTTCGACGAAGCTTTCGTCTGGGAAGAGTTCCTTGATGTTCTTGGGCGGCTCTTGAATAATACAGTTTTGAAAACTTAGTTCCTCGTCCATGGTTAAGACGCTAGATACTCTCATGTGTGGTCCTTTCTGATTACTCATACCAATAAATTCTGATCTAGGAATTTATTGATAAAGTATTGCTGACCTTTGCCAGTAACTTTACTTGTCTTATTGATACTAATATGGCCGTCAGCATGCTGGATATTAGTTTCTTTGATTTCAAACAAACCTAATTCCATTGATTTCTGAGTTGGCATATTCCAACTAGCTCCACGCTTCTTGATAAGATAGCCTTTATCACGTAGCCAGCTAAACAAGCGATTAGCTCCAATTTTGAAACCATTTTGACTGATGAGCTTGGCTAGGTCTCCAACCAAGATAGATGTATGACTAGCGCTCACTGCATCAGCAAATAGTACCTTAGGACGGTCAGCCTCAATCTGAGCCTCCAGCTTGTGGACTTTCTGATCAGCCATGAGCAATGCTCTTGCCATGATTTTCTCAGGGCTATTAAAGTCTTTCTCTACTTGTATAAAGTATTGTCGGACTTGCTTACCTCGCTCCGTTCGCTGGATCATAGCAATTTCCTTGGCCATGTCTAGCTTGATGACATGGTCAGTTGTGTTTTGACCCGTTGAAGAGGTGAGACATTTTTGGGTCACCTTTAAAAAGTCCTCGTTTTCATTAAAGCCGTATTCAGTCATGCGACTAAACCACTTCTTATATTCTGTTTTGACTTCCAGAGCCTCGTGTAGTCGTCTTCCTGACACTACTGGCTCATGGTTATCATTCAGAGTTACGTTGATAAGTTCATTCATGGTTACTCCTTTCTTGAGTTGTTGTTTTCGCAACTTTTTTTCTAAAAAAATACTAGAAATCCTCCATTTTGATATCTAGTAGTTTTGAAAGTTTGCTAGCTTCCGAAAATGTGAAATCACGTCCACGGTAACGATTGACTTTCATGTTAAAAGTTGACTTATCCATATCCAACTGTTCAGCAATTTCTTTTTGTTTCATTCCTTTTGAAACAATAATGCTTTTTAAATTTAGATATGGCTTATCTAGAACCATTACACCGCTCATAGGCCTCTCCTTTCCAAGTTGTCGATTTCGCAACTTTGTTTTATGGTTTTAGTATATACTAACTTTGTTTCGTTGTCAACAACTTCTTTTGTTTTTTTAAAAAATGTTTGCGAAAACGAAACTTTTATAGTATAATGATTGAACTTAGAAAGAAACATAGCTTAACTCTTGATGAGTTAGCTAACAATTTAAATAATAGGTATCCTGATACTATGAACTTTAATAAAGGTAAAATTTCTAAATGGGAAAATGACAAAGAGGAGCCAAGGCTTTCATCTGTTAAAATCCTTGCTGATTATTTCGATGTACCTTTAGATTATTTCAACGGCAATGAGGTTGAAATCTTGCCAATCTACAACAAACTAGAAGAACCAAGGCAGGAGAAAGTCCTTAATTATGCTAAGGAGCAACTTGAGGAGCAAGAGAACTCTAATATTATTTCTATGTTTGACAAGCCTCAAGAGGACAAAGACTACATTACTGATTATGTAGAGGGCTTGGTAGCTGCTGGACATGGAACATTTCAGGAAGACAATCTCCACATGGAGGTAAGACTGAGAGCCAATGATGTTCCTAACGAGTATGACACTATAGCTAAAGTTGCTGGTGACTCTATGGAGCCTTTTATAGAAGATAATGACTTACTCTTTATTAAGGTTACTAGTCAGATAGACATCAACGGCATTGGTATCTTCCAGGTAAACGGGAAAAACTTTGTTAAAAAACTAAAAAGAGATTATGATGGTTCCTGGTACTTACAAAGTCTAAATAGTAGCTATGAAGAAATCCATCTAACAGAAAACGACAACATCCGAACGATTGGTGAAGTAGTAGATATTTATAGAGATTAAAAATATTATAATTATAGAAAGGTTAACTAAAATGGGAATTTTTGATAGCGCAGAAATGAAAGAGGCTAAACGCCTATACAAAGAAGAAATGAAACAATTAGCTGAAAATATGAAGCCTACAGGTAAGATTTTCATGTGTGCCAAGTGGGATGACAATTTGAGAGTCATTTCCATTGGTTCAATGGGTATGGGGACTATTGTAAAATATGACACTATCACAGGAGTTGATATGCTTGTAGATGTAAAAGAAATTACCTCTACTAAATCAAAAGGTAAAGAAAAACGCAAAGGCGTTGTTACTAGAGCTGTAGTGGGAACAGTCTTAATGCCTGGAGTCGGTACCCTTGCTGGGGCACTAACGGCTAAAAAGCACTCAAAAGGAGACAGCGAGACTGTAACAAATCAACAAGTGACTAAAACTATTGTATTATCAAGGAATGACCCATTTAAGGCTGTATTGAATATCCCTTATGATGCTGAACTAGAAGCAAAACTTCGTAGCATATTGGCTGAAAATCTTAATCAACTATCACAACCGTTGGTTGCTCCACAAATTGAACAAACACAAACTCAAAACATTTCTGTAGCTGATGAATTAATAAAATTAAAAGAATTATTAGACACTGGTATTCTTACAGAAGAAGAATTTGCAGCACAAAAGCAACGACTTTTACAATAAAAATAAAAAAAGCCTCATGCTCTCCAGTCGCCAAACATGGAGCATGAGGCTAGTGACAAGAAAGTTATTCCAAAAGATATTATCTTTTGAACTCTTTTCTTGTACCCATTTTATCATTTTTTAGGAAATTTTGAAAGAGGTACTGCTATGATGAATAAAAATAAAGTTGCTATATATGTCCGTGTCAGCACACAGGGACAAGTTGATGAGGGCTATTCACTTGATGAGCAAGTAGATTTGTTGACCAATTATTGTAAATTGAAGGAATGGACTCTCTATGATGTCTACGTTGATCCAGGGATTTCTGGTAAAAACATGCACAGGCCAGAGATTGAACGATTAACTAGAGATGCTAAACATAAATTGTTTGACATTGTGCTCATTTATGACCTCAAACGGCTTGGACGGTCTCAAAAAGAAAATATTGTGCTGGTTGAGGATGTTTTCAACAAGAACGGGATTAGACTAGTCAGCTTCACAGAAAATTTTGATGCCTCTACTCCTGTTGGAAAGATGGTTTTTGGAATGTTATCAGCATACGCTGAACTTGACCGAGCAAATATTGCTGAAAGAATGATGATGGGGAAAATCGGTAGAGCAAAATCTGGGAAAGCGATGTCTTGGGGAATGCCGCCATTTGCTTATAGCTATAACAAAGAGACAGGGAACTTAGAATTAGATGAGTCAAAAGCTCCAATAGTTGAAATGATATTTTCTGATTATTTAAAAGGCGCTTCTGTCAACCAAATTGTGCAAAAGTTGAACTCAATGGATTACAACGGAAAAGAGCACGAATGGAAACATCATGCCGTTACTGTAATTTTAGAAAACCCGTCTTATTGCGGAATGACACGATACATAGACCAAATCTATGAAGCAAACCATAAGCCTATAATTGATAAAGTTACCTTTGACCTTGTCCAAATAGAGCGAAAAAAGAGGTTGTCTAAATATCATGATAATGATTGGGTAGGCCCGTTTCAAAGAAAATATATTGGCTCAAAATTTTGCTATTGTGGGCTTTGTGGTGCAAATCTAAAATCTGAAAAGGATAAAAGAAATAAACGTACTGGTATACGCCCTATCTCTTTTTACTGCCCTAACACAAGATCCAGAGGAACAAATGACTGCACAAACCAAAGATTTAGACAAGATATTTTAGAGGGATATATTTTAAAAGAAGTTGCCAAACTTCAGCAACAACCAGAGAAATTAAGAGCAATCAAACCCAAGGAAGATACCGAAATTGAAAGTAAACTAGATAACTATAAGAACAAAATCCGACAAAATACTTCCAAGCTCTCAAAATTAAATGAACTATACATAAACGACCTAATGTCCATCGATGAACTAAAAAAACGTTCAAAAACACTATATGATGAGAATGAATTTTTAGAAAAACAAATAGAACAATTATCATCTACAACAAGAGAAGACGAATTACGCAATAAGATAGATACTTTTCTTGCTTTTCCGGATGTACTAACCGCTGATTACGAAACACAAAAACAGGTAATAGAGATTGTGGTATCAAGGGTTGAAGTAACTAAGAACGGTATTGATATTTTTTTCAATTTTTAACCCTGTTTTAAGACCAAGTATTAA